CACCAGAGTTACCAGCACCTGTTACTGTATAATGAGTTGTAATAGTTTTAGTTGTTTCAGTTCCTGTAGATGAACGAATGATTACTTGAATATCTGAGTCTGCGAATATCTTGAATGTATATGTAAATGTAGTTGTTGTACTATCACCACTATAACTATTCTTAACTGTAGTTGAGGATATTGTCATTGCTAGAAACCTTTAAACAAACTTGATGGTTTTGTAAACAAAAATTCTTGATCTCCGTCTTTTTTCATTTGTCTTTCCATTCTTTTAAGATAGCCAGGAGATAATGTTTCCATCATTTGGAAGCCAATAGCATAATCAAATGCTGTTTTAGCATAAAATAAATTTAAAAAAGGAATGTTTCCAATAACAGATTTATATGCCTGTCTTTGTGCTGCATCTACCTTTCCTTCTTTAATATAATCAAATACTTTATATAATTTGCCAGCTTCTGATATTACTGGACCAGCTATTGTAGCAAGAACACCAGCACTACTTTTTGATTCTTGAAATAAGAAATCACCATAAATACCTAATCCACCACCCCTTGCTGCAGAAGCAAACCAAGTTTTTAAATCTGTTGGATCTTTTGGCGTTTTACCTTTTAATATATCTAATACAGCATTTGAAATATAACCAAAAATTGTTGCACCAATAAATAAATTTGCAATACCCAAAACTCCTTCTCCAGTTCTACCAGCTTTTATTGCTGCAATTTCTCTTCCTAAAGATTTTTGAGTAAATGCTACAGCAAATCCTTTAAACTGTCCCATAAACCTTATTGCTTCACCCATTGGAGTTCCTGCTAATAAACCTTGTTTCATAAAAGCTCTAACTCTTGCATCAGATTCAAGAACAGCAAATGAAGATCTATCTACAAATATACCAGTTACTTTTGTTTTTAAATTATCTTTAAATAAATCAATTTGTCTTTGACTTGGATTTTTCATATCCATTAAAGGTAGTATTTCTTTACTTGTTAAATTATCTATATTACGAACAGAAAAAAATTCAGTTCCATCTTCAGCAGTTTCAACTGCCATTTTTCTAATAGTATTCCAAATCTTTTCATCAATACCAAAATGATTTATTAATCTTTTAAATTTGTCATCTAAATTTACAAATGCTACATTTCTTTTACTTGCAACATAATTTCCTAAACCAAGAACAGAACCTTCTTTTAAAGAATCAGTCCACCAGCGAAGTAAATTAAGTTTAAAAAATGTTCTTTGTATTTTTGTAAATCCTTTATTTAACGCATCTCCAACTGAATAACGACCAGCTAAATCATGCGTTATATTATCATTCATAAATCCTAATTGCTGTGCAATAGCAATTCTTCTTTCTGATGATTTAATTTTAGATAAAGCTAACATTGATTCTTGTATTCCACCTAAATAAGTTTTGCCTTGCCATTTTAGTTCTCTTGAATAGTTATGAAGATCTGTAAAAGAAGATATAACAGCACCTCCTAGTTTAGTCATATTAGCTATCGATCTGGTAATTGCTGACCATTTTGCACCACTAAAATTACTAATCATATTTACTCTTCCAGTTACTTCATCTAATTGATATTGAAAAATTCTTTCATTATCTGCAATTTTTTGAGTAATATTTTCTTTTTTTAATAAATTTTTAGCAACCAATCCTTTTATTTTATTAAAATTTTCTTCTGGTTTAGTTCCCAATACATTCATTATGCCAATATTATTTGCAGATCTTTGCACACCAAAGAAAAAAGATTCCCTTAAATTTCCAAATCCAAATTTTTTATTATAATCAAACCAATCATCAGAAGTTTTAAATAATAAAACTCTTTTTGCATTCATGTTTTTTGTAATATCTCTTGATCCATAAGATCCAGAAGATCCATCTGTTACAATGTGTTCATTGCGAGCCAATGAATTGTAAACTCTATTTAAAAAATCATCTTTATTATCAAAGCCACTAAATGTTTCATCTTTTAATTTTGGAGTAATATATTCTTTCCATGCTTTTAAATTTCTATCTAATGTACCATCTAAATCATCTGATTCTTTTCCAGATAATTCCTTTAATACCTTTGCAGCATTTCTTATTTGAAATGGATCGTGAGTTTGTCTTACAATCCAACCAGGTAATTTACCTATATTAGCACCAAGGTTATTTAATCTTTTTCTAATAGATTCAGAATATTCTGACATTATATTTGCTAACTTTACAATGTCTTTATTTTTTTCTGTTATTGGTTTTCCTTCTCCTGATTCCCAAATTGTTTTAGATAATCTTCTGTCTATATCTTCGTTTGCCTGTAGCAATAATTCAACTACATTATTTTGTCTTAATTTTTCATAAAATGCAGAAGATAATTTTCTATATTCAGAAAGTTGAGAAAGTGCTACAGATGCTCTTGCTCCTGTTTTTTCTAAATTACTACCAACTAATATAGCTGTTAATCCTTCTGATTCATTACCTTTAAAATTAACAAGAACAGATTCAACAGCTGTTCTTATTTTAATTTCATTTTCAATAGCGTTTCTTTCTTTAATTTTTTTAGATATTTGTTGTTCTTTTAAAACTTGATTTGCTAATTCATCTTTTAAAGAACTATCAAGATTTTCTAATTTAGCTTCTCTTTGAGTTTTTCTAATATTATCAACAATGCTTGCAGCTTGTTCTTCATTAACATTACCTCTTTTTAAAGCCTGTGCTACTAAATCAATACATTTATCTTTTGCCATAATTATACGCTGTTAATACAGTTAATACCATCAATGATAGCATCTTTAATTTCTTTTTGCTTATCAGCAATTTCTTTTGATTCTTTTTTAGAAGTTTGTAATTCTTTGCTATCTTCAATATTTAAATCTTTTTGTTTACCTTTTAAAACATTTAATTGGTCATCTAAAGATTTATTTTCTTGATCAATAATTACTTGATCAGATTCTTTTGTTTTTAAAGTATTATCTAATTTATCTAAAGTATTTTGTTCTTCTGTTTTAAATTCTTGTTTACCAGCATTTTCATTAATTGGTTGTCTTGAAGATGTTTCAAGAGTATTTTCAACTGAATTTTTAGAATTGTTTTTATCTTTTACATTTATATCTTCATTAATTTGTGCATCTCTTAATTTAGGATCAGTATTTGCTATAGGAGTTACATCAACTGGTTTTCCTTCTAACAAATCAGATAATGATTTTACAAGTAATAATCTTCTAGTTTCTGGATCAGTTTCAGAAAGTCTTAACATTATTTCTGAATTAGCTGGATAATATTCTTTATATAAATTAACAGCAGGATCTTCTACAGAATTTATTCCAGCAGAATCTCTTGCTTGATTAACTCTTTCTTTAAAATCTACACTTGTTCTAAAATCTTTTAAAGCACCTACACCAACATGCAATCCTCCTCCAATAATAGATCCAAATGTTACGTTTAAAAAACTATCCATTAAACCATAGTCTGCTTGTTCTGCTTGTGCTACTCCATAAACTATAGGTTCTATTAATGTAGCTCCAACTGTTCCTTCAACAACACCTTTAGCAAGTCTAGCAGTAGTAAATCCTTGTCGTGCAACTAAAGAAGCAAATCTAGCTTCACCAACAACAGGAATAAATGCAGATGCAATGTTAAGTGGATCTGCTAAACTAACTCCCAATCCTGTTGCAAATTTTAAAGTACCAGCTACAACACCTGTTTGACCACGAGCAAGTCTATTTGCTCTATCTATTTCTTTTAATTTACTAGCAGATATTAGATCAACAGTTGATTGTTTTTCATCTTGTTCAAATAACAATCCAATATTAGAATATTTTTTATTTAATTCATCTTTTGGAATTAGTGGTTCATCTTCTGTAGATGGATAAACATTAGAATAAAATTCATCAATTTCATTACTAACACTTCCTCTTCTTGAAGCAGTTAAATTTCCATATCTAATTAAAGATGGTGTTGCACTAAAATTCCAAGCATCTTCAGCAGTAACTCCTAAAGTTTCAGATAAAGTTAATTTATATTTATCAAAACCTATGGCTTGAGCATTTTCTTCAGTGTCTAAACCAAAACCTATATTAGGCATATATTATTGTAATAGTATTTTTTTACTTTTAAAACCAATATCTTTTTCTATTATTTTTGAAAAATCAATATTTTCATTTGAGTTTGGTAATTTAGATGATGTGTCATTAAAATTTATTTTAATTTGTTCACCTTTTTTATTATTTAATATTCCAATACTACCATCATAAAATTTTACAGCTAAAACTAAACTATTGCCATCAGCAGAATTAATCCACATTCCATTTTCTTTTATTTGATTTTTCATACCTTTGTTTAAAATATCTTGAGAAATTTTTTTATCGTTTGATTTAAAAGGCTCTAAATCTAATTTGTCTATATTATCATCTTTTATACGATTTGCTTTTTTATCTATATATTCAATTTGTGTTTTAGTTAATCTCTCATTATTGTAAATTCTTGGAATAAAATAAGTATCTCTAAAAACAAAATTATCATTTATATAAGAAGTAGATTCTTTTACTGCAGTATCCATATCCATTCCTCTAGACATCTTATTTGCCGCTACATAAGTTAATACCTCTTGTATGTTGCTTAATTTTTTATTAGCAACAGAAGTTACAAATGGATTTCCCATCATAACAACTTTTCTAAAATCAGTTAATTCACTAGCAATAGCTGTTTCTAATGATTTTTTAGATTCTGTAGTTGTTGCTATATATTTATCTAATCTATCTCTTTCGTCTTTTGTATCTATGCTTAATGCTTGTTTAGCAAAATTTGAATCTCCTAAATAAGAAACAAATTCAGCTGTTATTGGTAATCCATTTTCAGGTTCTGTTAATTGATTTAATAATCTACCATAATTATCTCCATATGTTTTTTCTAAATCATTAAGATATTTAATTTTTCCATTAACATCTTGATTGTTATAATCTTGAACTATTCTAGAAGCATCTTGTTGTGGTAATACTTTAATCTTTTCATCATTAACACCAATTATTTTTTGAGCATCTATAACAGAACCAATATATTTTTGAAATTTACGATCTTTGATTGCTAGATCTGTTTCATTAGTAAAGTCAGAGTATTTTTCTTTAACATCTGGGTTAAATTGCATAACAATAGAGGCTGGATCTTTTTTCAACATTTCATCTTTTTTAGATGCAAAGTTTATAAGTTTTTGTTTCATTTCTAAGTCAAACGCTTGAGAGCCTTCTCTAATTGGATAGTTAGCAATAATAGAAGATTCTGTTCCTATTTTTGCATTAAATATTTTTGCAGACTCTCCTTTAAATATTATTAATCCAGATTCTTTTTCTTTAAAATCTATGTATGTTTGTTGTCCAAGTATTGGTTTAATTGTTTTCTCATCAAACTTGCTAGGCAATCCTGCTTCAAGTAAAGCAAAATGATTTTTAATTCCATCTGTTACAGCTGGTCTAGCATCAGAA